CGCACCTCAAACAACAACATCGTGCTGTCGGATGGGGACGGTAATCCTAGGATTACTGTGAATAACAATGGTGACACTACATCATTCCAAAATTTAAGAGCAGGAACAGCAGGAGCGGGAAATGGAGTAGTTGATTTAAATGGGCGTACTGGGACTTATGTTGTAGATTACATAGATAGCGGTGGAACAAGAAGAATGGTTGTTGTTGCAGGGTCAGGTGATCTACAAAACGTAAACAATAGCTACGGTGCTATTTCAGACGTTAAGCTAAAAGAAAACATCACGGATGCAGCATCGCAGTGGGATGACATTAAGGCATTAACTGTCCGTAAGTACAGCATGAAAGCCGATAATCTTGAGGCACCAAACCAACTTGGTGTTATCGCTCAAGAACTTGAAGCCGCAGGAATGAACGGTCTTGTATCAGAAGCACCTGACATGGATGCTGATAATAATGACCTTGGCACAACAACTAAGGCTGTTAAATACTCCATCCTCTACATGAAGGCAGTCAAGGCACTGCAAGAGGCAATGGATCGCATTGAAACCCTAGAGGCAAAAGTAACTGCCCTAGAAACACCGTAACCAGTCAAAAAAAGGAGAAAGACATGACTGATACACCAACCGCAGAAGAGATTGCACAGCACTACACAGCAATGGGTCACTCTGTTGACCTGCTGAACGCTGGGCAACCAGAGGGCATGGAAGACGCCGATTGGGCTGACACTGTGTCTCGCAACGTAGAGCATCTCGAACTTATGGTAGCTAAAGACTTCTGGACAACAGAAGACATGACTGCTGCTAACGCTGCAATCGCAGCCAACTCTTAAACTTAAATTAAAAGGAGACTCGTAATGAGTAAAAATGAAAAGAACCTCATCACTGTCAATGACATCGAATATAACGTAGAAGATTTCACTGACGCACAAAAAACTATGCTGAATCATATTACTGATTTAGATCGTAAACTTGGATCTAGTCAGTTTAATTTAGATCAACTTAATGTAGGGCGAGATGCTTTCGTTAAAATGTTAGCAAATTCACTTGAAGCAACATTGGAAGAGGAGGCTGCATAGTCCCCTATTAAAAGGAGAAACCCTCCTTCCCTACTATTATATATTATATAAGTTATACTTAAGGAAACACAGGTATAACTTAGTTATCTAAGGAGAAACACAGATGACCACAGACTACCAAACATTTATTCACCTTTCTCGTTACTCTCGTTGGTTAGAAACAGAACAACGTAGAGAAACCTGGGATGAAACAGTTAATCGTTATATGTCTACTTGGAAGGGTATGATAAGTGATAAGCTATACAAGGAGTTAACTTCTTCTATTTCTTCTCTCGGTACCATGCCATCCATGAGAGCTATGTGGGCTAGTGGCCCTGCTCTTGAACGTAATAATATTACAGGTTATAACTGTTCCTACCTTAAGGTGGATACTTCCCGTGCATTTGATGAGGCTATGTATATCCTTATGTGTGGTACGGGTGTTGGCTTTTCTGTGGAAGCTATTGATGTTAATAAGCTACCCATTGTTAATGATCACTTTGAACTTTCTGGCCGAGTAATCTCTATTGAGGACTCTAAAGAAGGGTGGTCTAAAGCACTTCGTAAACATATTGCTGACCTCTATCTGGGAAGAGTACATTCTTTTGATTACTCTAAAGTTAGACCAGCAGGTGCTAAGTTAAAAACAATGGGAGGACGTGCGAGTGGTCCCGAGCCACTTAAAGAACTACTTGAGTTTACTACGAATTTATTCAAGAAGGCAGCAGGACGTAAACTAACTCCACTGGAGTGTCACGATCTTATGTGTAAGATTGGTGAGATTGTAGTGGTAGGTGGTGTGCGTAGATCTGCCATGATATCTTTAAGTGATCTTGGTGACCACTCGATGCAGAACGCTAAGTCAGGGCAATGGTGGGAAGGAAGTTCTCATCGTGCTCTTGCTAATAACTCTGCTGTATACCTACAGAAACCTGATTCACTTACATTCATTAAAGAGTGGACAGCGCTTATTGAATCTAAGTCAGGTGAACGAGGTATCTACAGTAGGTATGGTGCACAAAAGAGTGCTCCTGATCGTAGAGACTCTGATAAAATTCATGGGACCAACCCGTGTGCAGAGATTGCTCTCAGATCAAATCAGTTCTGTAACCTAACAGAGGTAGTACTTCGATCAGAAGATACTCTTGATACAATTAAAAATAAAATTCGAGTGGCAACTATCCTTGGCACACTTCAATCTACCTTAACTAACTTCCCTTACCTTCGTAGTATTTGGAAAATAAATACAGAAGAAGAACGTTTGTTAGGGGTATCCCTTACTGGGGTATGTGATTGTCCTGCTATTATTAATGCTACTGAAGATCAAATTAAAGAACTACGTGATTACGCTGTAGAGATTAACGAAGAGTGGGCACACAAGCTTAACATTCCTGCCTCAACAGCTATTACTACAATTAAACCTTCGGGTACTGTAAGTCAACTGGTTAACAGTTCTTCTGGTATTCATGGTCGCTTTGCTAAACACTACATTAGAACAGTACGTGGAGATAATAAAGATCCTCTTACTGACTTTATGAAAACTTCGGGGGTTCCTAGTGAACCTTGTTTTATGAAACCAGATAGTACTACTGTATTCTCTTTCCCCATTGCAAGCCCACAAGGCTCTATTATGGCAGATGATCTTAGTGCTATTGAGCAATTGAAATTATGGTTGAAATTAAAACAGAACTGGGCAGAACACTCTGTATCTATTACTGTGTATGTGAAAGAAGATGAGTGGTTAGAAGTGGGAGCCTGGGTATATGATAATTTCGATCACCTTACAGGTGTATCGTTCTTGCCTTACTCCGAGCATTCGTATGAGCAAGCACCTTATCAGCCTGTTTCTGAAAAGGAATATAATGCAGCACTCTCAGAATTTCCATCGTCAATCAACTGGAATGAACTCTCAATATATGAGCAGGAAGACAATACAGAAGGTGCGCAGACCCTCGCTTGCACAGCAGGTGGTTGCGAGATCTGATAGCCAAGAGGTTGCTAGACCTTGGAAAAGAAAAAGAAGAGTTAATGCAAGGCTTCGAGCATTTCGATTAAGGTGTGCTCGAAGAAAGTATAAACAATTAGGAATTAACTTGGAGGAAGAATAATATGCCCAGAATAGAATTAGGGGAGGTAGGTATTGGGGGCTTAAACTCAGATACCCCCGCTCAAAAGCAAAGCCTTACTACCTTCGCTAGAGGGCTTAATATGCGGCCTTTCGATGGCTCCCTTCAAGGTGTTTTCGATATGACCAGAACAGATAATGCTAATAATATTGGAGGTGGGTACGCAGTTAATACTGGTGCCAACCCTAGAAACATTTACGCTATGACTCAGTGGACTCCTACGGGAGAAGATACACTTAACTTTGTTTATCTCTATGAAACAGACTCTGATGGGTTGAACTTAACTTTCCAGATAGTAGAAGATATAACTGACTCAGGATCTACATCCATAACAGGGTCTACTGCAGTCACTCCTTTAGACGATAACGCCAGGTTTAATATTGACCTTTTTTCGTTTAATGATATTGTTATAGCAAATGACGGGGCTTCTGCCCCTCGAGAGTTACGTAGAATAACTCAAATAGATATTGACAATGATGCAAGCCTTACTGGGCAGTTAAATAATTATGCAGCCTTCCCCTTAACTGGATGGATTGCAGGCACTACTGCTCAAAGGTTATTAACTTATAACAATCGTATTATTGCATTAAATGGTGACGGTTCTTATACCGGTTCAGAAAATTTAGGTAATGTTTCTTTAATCTGGTCCACACCAATCACCGCTCTAGGTACTCTAAGTGGAATTGATTTTGTGGCAAGATCAACAAACTCTGCAGGAGATGATATTGTTACTGAGTCAGTTGGAGAAATACTTGATGCCGCTGAACTAGGTGAGTATTTAATTGTATATAAAGAGGATGCTGTTTTACAGTATCAAGACTCAGGAAACCCTCTCTATTTAGTTGGTAGGCTTCTTTTTGATGATGATGGATTATATAGTCCAGGTTGCTTTGCAGACATTGGTAATGGTAGACACTTTGTAGTGGGTAACTACGGAATATACTTACATGATGGTGGGCCTAATAAAGAAAATATTTCTAGGGGCCGTATTGAAGGGTCTTTATACACAGACGTAGACCCTGCTGCAAGAGATAGAGCCTTTGTTTTTCATCATGCATCAGACAAAGAGGTATGGGTGTGTTATAGTTCAATTAATCGTACTGGAAATACTACTGGCTGTGACAAAGCCTTTTGTTACAATTATAAAAACAATACCTGGTACAAAAGAGATTTAACTACAGTAGGCA